CGATGGAATCAAATATTGTCGCCAATGCGGCACCAGGAGAGGGGAGCGGCGGTGAAGCCACACTTCACGGGCCGCTATACCCGCCGGCTGACTGGCCAGCATTGTCATTGGCTATGCTGGAATGTGCCAATGTGGGAATATCAAAGTGACTTGACGGACCCATTGACTTTCTGGCAGTCCGACTACACGCAGATTCAGCCTGACCGCCACATCATTTCGGACGGCATGAGTTCGCCCCCGTTCCTGTGGGGCATCGAAGGGTTGGCTCAAACCGATTTCCCGCGCTCAGTCTATTTCCACGATTCCGCGAACCGATACGGCGGCGTCTACATCAACGGCGTATTTACCCGCTGCACATGGCGGCAGGCCAACGCATGGCTTTATGACATGGTGCTTGCGGAGGGCGGAACGTTGGCGCAGGCGGGGCGAATATGGGCGGGTGTGAGTCTAGCCATGCCTTTGATATGGGACACGGCTAGACAGGCGGAGAATAGGGTTAAGGATGGGGTGGGAGTTACCTGAACACGATATTAAACAGATTGCCGTCTTTAATCCCTAAAAGCGTACACAGCTCATTGTACCACTTATTCACCTTCAAGAGATAGGCATTCAATCGCTCTACTTCCTTTTCAGCAGTCAACGCCCTTGCCTTCCAGTTGTCGCGTTGCGCCTTGGCCTTGCGCTTGTAGGCGCGTAGTTGGGTGATGGTCATTTACGGCCCTCCTTCAGCACGCTACGCAGTGCGTTAAGCGCAAACGCCTCTCCAACCATTAAATGTCCGAGATTGCGCTTTTTGTAACTCATAAAATTTCGGCGACATTCCCACGCCTCCTTAATCACCGCAACCTCAAGCGGGTGACGGTAGCGGATGCACTTTATATTTTTCCCGACATAGATGCAAAACGGGGAGCTTCCTTCGGCGCGGCATTGATGTAATTCGTAGTAGTGACACGATGACCTACACCCATTCGTACCCGCCTTATTGCAAACGTATAAGCGCTTCATCTGTCCCATTGCCAAGTCTCCTCTCTGCAGCAGCGTTAGCATTTATGCGCTCCCCATACCGAGTCCACGTTATCCATCTTGAATAACTCAAACATTTGGCAACCAAATATCAGACAGAATAGGCGTTTCATTTCACCGCCTCCTTAATCGCGTCTGACGGCGTGGTTATAAACATTTCACACGCTTCCCGCCGTGACTTGACCTTGAGTAGCCCGTATTGAGTTCTGTTGGATATCCTCTTTTTGCAATATATCCAGTCTGGCCGATAGTGGTGTGGCCTGATAGCGTTGGCGCACCTTCCGCAAGTGGTTCCCCTCTTGTGCGTGATAACTTGCTGAATATCTAATAGTAGTTCCGCGTTCACAACTTCACCTCCTTATAAAATACATTGTGCTTTTTTATAGACCGCAAACTCGAAGCTTTAGGCCAATGCTTGCCTGTCAGATATGCCCATAGATTTCCTTTCCCATTGTCGAACACTCGGCCTCTCGCAACTACTTGTGGAATGCCGTATGAAAACCATATCCGGTCGCCGGCCTTCACTTCATCTCCATCTGAATCTTTCACAACTTCACCTCCGGCTCTTTCGGGAGTCGCTTCCAATGCGTTATATTAGGCAAAGATAGACCAGCATGGGAACATCCTTCCCAATCCTCAAAGCGTCCGGCAGGCTTATTCCAAGCGCGGCAGGCCATTGCGCCGTCGTTGTAAACCATAACCCACTCAGTTTCAGCGGGCGGCTCACTCGCCAAATGCCACTCATTCTCCTTCGCCAGCGCATCCCGTTCGGCCTTAATCTCGCACTTATCTGGCTTGCACGCCTGCAACCTATAGTCCTCGGCAGTGGAGGTGATGGCGGAAAGTTCGCGTTTCATTTCATCCACGCAATGCTGACACATAACCCTCAGCCCTCCGCTTGCCTCGCTAGCGTATTCGCAAAAGCATCCCTCAATATCACTCATTTGAAGTACGTCCTTTCCGATTTGAACTGCTTAATGCAATCCTTGTCATCTTCCTCATTATACATTTCCTCAGCAGTTACATCCTCGGTATTGGCAAAGTCAAAGTCAATATCAGCGTCTCTAGCTATATCCTCAGCCTCGCCTTCATCGGAAGCCAAAACGCAAACCTCGACGCGTTTAGTAACCTGAACAGAATAATGCTTTTTCTCGCTCACGACTCACTTCCTTTCTTTGCTACAGGAACGCTGTAGCACCGTGGTTATTGTTCACCCTGACCATGACCGTGACCCTGACCATGACCCTGACCGTGACCCTGACACTGACCCTGACCCTGACCGATATATCTGCTTCAATCCGCGCATACTGTCCTCCTTATTTCAGTACGGTAAACGATTCAATGGCTGCGATCTGGATGTAGACAGGTTTTGGCAGGGCTTGCGCGTCTTTCCACTTCGGATCATTAAACGCGCCTGTTTCGTACACGATGGCCGCATCTTCCAGTAGGATGCAGGTCGCATTCACGCCTGTGAGTTTTCCGGTGTAGATGTAGTTCATGCCGAATACTGTTATTCGCTGATCCATCAACGCTAAAAACCCTTCACCCTCAACTTCAACTACCTTCTGTGTTACTGACTTCATCATCTTCTCTTCTCCTTCCGTCGGGTTGTCCGACTATTTCTTTCTGCGTATCTGTTGTCATTTTATCTCCTTCAGCAACGGGCAGGTGCGCTGGCCGCATCGTTTGAAATTGTTTATCCCGCAAGACCCCATATCTGTATGCTGGCAATTAACGCAATGTCCAGACAACCGATTAAACACCTCCAGCTCGCGATCCTTGAGTGACATGGCCTTCTGTGCCAGTATCCTGTTCTTAACACCACGATCAATAATCATTTCCCCTCCAATGCCGCAACACGACGTTGCAACTGTTCGATTGCCATAGCGTTTATCATCTCAACAGAAAGGCGAACCGTATCAAATGACTCCGGCTTCACTGATTCGGGCTTGGATTCTGGCCTTCGAGTCCAGTCATTGCAGCGATATCCCAGAAATTTCGGTCTCTCTGTGCAATATTTGTATCCAATCCCGTCATTCCCGCAATTCTCGCACGCCCGTGTTTCCGGATCTTTCACCACTAGATTCAATTTCGCTCCGTAGCGCAAACCATGAAAATCCTTATATGATCCTATACGTGCTTCGCTTAATCCAAACGATATACCGCTACCGTCGATTTTAATAAACGGCACGCTCTCCAAATCCGGTTCATCACTCACCGTCATCACCATGCCGTCCGGCGTCAACCGCTTGATGGTTTCGGAGTCAGGCTTGGGCGGCAAGGTGCAGGGGGAGAAGATGGCATAGCAATGGTAAAGCGATAGAGCCGATTTCAGAAGGCAATGCGCTGTTGTAGAATATATAATCTCGTCATCTTTCGGCCTCCTAAACTCCGTCGCCACAACCCATTTCCCGTCGTGCTTCACCGCCACTTTCGGGCAGCCAAGTGTTTCTAATAGTTCGTCGTTTACTTTCATTTGGTATCCTCCATCAACGCATCATTTGCCAACTCTGTATCATCCTCGCTCAACTCGATCACCTCGCCATCGAGTTTCGCCACGATGTCTTCGTAATGGGCAGGCTCATCCGGCGTACTCTGAAACCCATCCACGTAGACGCCGCGGTCATAAGGTATAAATGTTCCGCTTATTTCCACCTCGATTTGGCTATTATAGATTCTGATTTTAGTCATTACTCACCTCCTTTACATGCCTTGAAAAACATGACCGCCGCTCTGTAGTTACGTAGATGTTCCGCGTTATCCTTATGCGTTTTCTCGATAGCCGCTTCGAACTCTTCCATTGTTCCACTAAAACAGCCACACCAGATTTTATCTGCGTTGATCCAGTACGTCGTCATGCGGCGCGATGATCCTATTCCAGACACGCTGTAAAATCGGTTTTCTCCGGTTGCGGCCCCGCTCAAGTTGGCCCCGCGCAAGTCGGCCCCGCGCAAGTAGGCCCAGCTCAAGTCGGCCCCGCGCAAGTTGGCCACGCTCAAGTCGGCATCGCTCAAGTTGGCCCGGCTCAAGTCGGCCAAGCTCAAGTCGGCCCTGCGCAAGTTGGCCACGCTCAAGTCGGCATCGCGCAAGTTGGCCCCGCGCAAGTTGGCCAAGCTCAAGTCGGCCACGCTCAAGTCGGCCCAGCTCAAGTCGGCCACGCTCAAGTCGGCATAGCTCAAGTTGGCCCCGCGCAAGTTGGCCCCGCGCAAGTCGGCCAATCTCAAGTTGGCCCCGCGCAAGTCGGCCCCGCGCAAGTCGGCCCCGCGCAAGTTGGCCTTTTCTCCATCAGTATTACCAACCAACCACTCGCCGTGTTTTTTCAATATCAATTTCAGTTTTTCAGTTTCCATGTTTTGCCCTTTCAATTTCAGCGATTTTACGTTCCAGACTATTCGCGCATTCTCGCAGAGTATCGCGGCGCACTAGCATCGCGTCGCCACATGACGGCCATCTGTCCATAAATCGCCGGCATTCGTCTGCGGCGTCGCGCCATATTGCGATTATGGATGTTAGTTCGGGTGTGTTCATTTTGTGGATTCCTCAACGGACTCCAGGTGCTTATGCCATTTGGCGCGATGCTTTTCCCAGCGTGACATTACGGCCTTGCGAGCCTGATCGGAAGTGCGTGCCTTTTGTTTGCCGCAAACGCTTCCGCCTTTTTTTCCTGTGCAACGTGGGCATTTAAGACCATGACCACACACGTTGCAAGTTGTTGCTTTGTTATTCATGAAAAATAAATTACGCTACGCCTTGCGAATTGTAAAGTTTTTTATTTATCTATTTTATGCCGATAAACATTGCGCCAAATTGATGTCGAAAAAATATTCGAAAATAAATGTTGGCAAAAGTAGAATCATCCTCTACCTTGGATTACATGAAAGGAAACAACAGCAAGTCGGTAAAGGTGTATGCCGATACGTTCAAGGAAATATCCAAGATCAAGAAGGAGTGCAAGCTGCCGAAGCAGGCCATTGTGCGGATCGCAATGGCGGCATTGATCGAGGATCTTAATTCCGGCAAACGTATTTCGGCATACGGATTGAGGTAAACAAACAAAGTTGAAAGGGTAAAGTTATGGCATTTAATCTGGCAAGCGTAAGTGCGGAAAAGGTTATTCGTGTTCCAAGGATCGTGTTACTAGGCACCGAGAAGATGGGAAAAACTACAATGGCATGCGGATCGCATTTCGAGAATGGGGTGATGGTCGAGACTGGGCTTAACAGTCCTATCGTTATCCCCGTCAAGGGTGAGGAGGGTGCAGACTCATTGGGCGTTCCTTTGTTTCCTACGGCAATGGAATACGGCAACGTGTTGGAGGCAATTGGTTCGCTCTATTCCGAGGAGCATGACCGCAAGACTGTGGTGATTGATTCGGCCTCGGCGTTGGAGCCATTGGTATGGGATGATGTGTGTCGTGCGCACAATGCCAAGTCGATTGAGGACGTTGGCGGAGGGTACGGCAAGGGATATACCGAGGCACTTGGACGATGGCGCGAGATACTGTCAGGACTTGATGCACTGCGGAACGAAAAAAATATGTCGTCTATCATAATAGGACACGTCAAGGCTAAGCGGTTCGATGACCCTACTGGGGATAGTTACGATACATATACGTTCGACCTGAACGATAAGGCGGCCAATCTGATTTTCCGTTGGGCTGATTTGATTCTGTTTGCCAATACAAAGGTTGTGGTTAAGAAGGCCGACAAGGGGTTTGGGCAGACCAAGAATCAAGCGGTTGACATTACGAAGGGGCAACGGTTTTTGTTTACGCAGAAACGTCCTGCTCATCCAGGAGGTGGGCGTGGAGTGTTCGGGGCTTTGCCTTACGAGATGCCGTTGGATTGGAAGTTGTTTATGGAAGAAGTGGAAAAAGCAAGTAAGTAAAGAAAGGATAGAAATATGAGTGATATTGCAGATGCGTTGGGTGGTGTTGATTTGAATGACGTGAAGCCTATGGACACGTTCGAGCCGTTGCCTGCCGGATGGTATATGGTTGAGATTGAAGGCGCAGAAGTGAAAGATACCAAGGCGGGTGACAAGCGGCTGGCTATCAAGATGACCGTTATGACCGAACCTTACACGAACCGGAAGTTGTTTGGTGGAATGATGCTCAAGCACAAGAACCCCAAGGTTGTCGAGATTGGACACAGAGAATTGGCTGGATTGTGCGAGGCTATCGGCAACAAGGCTTTGCAGGATTGCACTGAGCTTATCGGCAAGGTGATTGAGGCCAAGGTGAATGTTCGTATTCGTGAATTGTATAAGCCTGACAACGAGGTAAAGAGTTATCGTGCCGTAGGTGGTACTCCTGCGACTACGGCTGTGGCCGCAAAGCCTGTTGTGATGAAATCTGCTCCTGTGTCGAAGCCATCGCCTGCACCTGCTGGTAAGCGTCCATGGGAGAAGTGAGTATGAGTAAGCTGGGAGAATTGGCAACGGCGTTGTATGACGCCAAGAAGGCTGAGGATGATGCGAATGCTAAGCGCATTGCAATCGAAGAGGAGATTGCCGCGCTTGTCGAGACTGGAGACAACGGTAGCAAGACCGTGGATGCAGAGAATGGCCTGAAGCTTACCGTCAAGAGGGCAATGACCTACAAGGCAGATGTCCAAGCTATTCGCGAAATTGGTGATGCGGCGTTGCCTGCTGGGTTCGCTTTGCCTCTGGCGTTTGTCGAGGAGAAGCCTGCTACATGGGAGTTTGACGAGAAAGCCTATGAGGTATTGCGGGAAAAGTCTCCGTTGGCTTTTGCAAAGATTGCGAAGTTCGTTACGGCCAAGCCGCGCAAGGTGAGCGTGGCGTTGAAGTTGGCGTAACTTAAAACAACCCGGCACCGCGGCGGGGTACAATACCGCGCTTTCGCTTCAAGTTATGGGCAACCTATCTGCATTCAACAAGACCGAATCTGCAACAGTCACCGCAATCTACGATATGTGGAAAAAGCGTGGTGATTCCGAGACGCAACGTGGCTACCTTGGCGCAAGCATTATCGGACATGATTGCGACCGATATCTGTGGTACAGTTTTAGGCAATGCGTTCCCCGCAAGCTCGATGGGCGGATGTATAGACTATTCAATGCAGGGCATTGTGCAGAACCACGATTCGTGGCTGACCTCAAGGCTATCGGGTGCGAGGTGCATGAGGTAGGCGAGGATGGTCAGCAGATTGGCGTGGAGGCCATTGACGGTCATTTCCGTGGGCATCTGGACGGCGTTGCACTTGGTATTCCGGAAGCCCCGAAGACCTGGCACGTCTTGGAATTTAAGACGCATGGCGATGATTCGTTCAAGAAGCTTGTAGCCGATGGAGTTAAGAAGTCAAAGCCAATGCACTATGCGCAGATGATGGTGTATATGGGGCTTACCAAGTTGACACGGTCGTTGTATCTGGCCGTGAACAAGGACACCGAGGAACTGTATTCCGAGCGGATCGAGTTCAATGCGGCGGAGTTCAAGGGCATCATGGCGCGTGCGGAGCGTATTATTAGGTCGACTTCGCCGTGCGAGCGCGTGTCTGATCGCGCCGACCACTACAAATGCAAGTGGTGTGATGCCAAGGAGGTGTGTTGGGGAGGTGCAGTGTCGTTGCCTATACCTGCCAACACATGCAGGGTGTGTTGTTATGCTACTCCTATCGAGGATGGTTGCTGGAAGTGCGAGAAAGGAGAAGTATTTGGCAAGCCGTGCGACAAGCATATGGTAATACCTACCATGTTGGAGGGTTGCAAGATCGAGGATAGCTATGATGATTACATTACCATGAGCAACAATGGTAAGTCGTTTGTGATTGGTCATCGTGGAATTACTACGGAAGACCTGATGAAGCTACCATTGGCCACGTTGCCTGAAGTGTATGCCGTCAAGAAGGGGTTGGGCGCAATGGTTATTGGTTTCGAGGTGCCGGAGTTGAACTTGCTGGAGAAGTATGACCCGAAGGATAGCCGGTTGGTTTGGGAGGGGAAGCCCGGTGATTGCCCACGGCAAGACGGAAAGATAACTGGCGTGCTTAAGAATGCCTACCATGAGGCGGAGGAGTATGATGGCAATTATCTGCGTGTGATTTATATCGGTAAGGATTATGCGGCTATTTGGGAAGGGGTGGAGTAATGGATACAAAACTTCTGCATGGTGACTGTCGAGAAGTCTTAAAGTCATTACCAGATCAGTCTGTAAATTGTTGCGTGACTTCACCGCCATATTTCGGATTGCGTGATTATGGAGTTGATGGGCAAATAGGACTTGAGCCTACACCAGAATCCTATATTGCGGAGCTGTTGACGGTGTTTCGTGAAGTTAAGCGTGTGTTGCGTGATGATGGGACGTTGTGGCTTAATATTGGAGATAGCTATTCAAGCGGCGGACGTACTACTACTACCACTCAGACGTTGCGAGGAGATTGTAGTGAAGAAGCGGTTAAACAAACAAATAAACGTCCTCCAGTAATTGATGGCATAAAGCCTAAAGACTTGATTGGTATTCCTTGGATGTTGGCTTTTGCTTTGCGAAAAGATGGATGGTATCTGCGCCAAGACATTATCTGGCACAAACCTAATCCAATGCCAGAAAGCGTCACAGACAGATGCACAAAGGCGCATGAGTATGTGTTTTTGTTGTCGAAGTCGGAGCAGTATTATTTTGACCAAGATGAGATAATGGAGAAAGTCGCGCAATCAAGCATTGACAGGCTGAGTCAGAATAATCTTTTTAGACAGGCTGGATCAAACCGAGTACCTGGTAAAACAAATGGGAATATGAAGGCGGTAGGATCACGTGAATTACGCAACAAGCGTTCCGTCTGGACAATAAATACAAGGCCATACAGAGAGGCGCACTTCGCAACATTCCCTCCAGCCCTGATTGCGCCAATGATAGTGGCTGGTTGTCAATCAGGTGGAATTGTGCTTGACCCGTTTGGAGGAAGCGGAACGACCGGCGAAGTCGCGGAATCGTTGGGTCGCAACTCGATATTGATAGAACTGAATCCTAAATACATCGAGATTCAAGAGCGTAGAACGGCTCAACAAGGGTTGGCATTATGATACCACGCCCATACCAACAAGAGGCAATAGACGCTCTCGATTACCACATGATGCACAAGCCGAACAACCCGCTTGTGGTGATTCCTACAGGCGGTGGCAAGTCGCTACTCATGGCGATGGCTATCCTGAAATGGAAAGAGGCGTATCCACCGCTCCGGGTTGTGGTGTTGGCGCACCGCAAGGAACTGGTTGACCAGAACTCGAAGGAGCTGACGGGGATGTTTCCGCTTGGTGATGTCGGGGTGTACTCGGCGGGACTTGGGCGCAAGGATATGGACAACTCCATACTCTTTGCGTCCATCGACTCGATCTACAACAAGGCTGGCCACTTCCCACCGTTTGATGTGGTAATAGTTGATGAGGCCCATCGGGTTCCGGCTCGTGGCGAAGGCAAGTACCGACAGTTCATCAAGGAGTGCAAGATCACTTCACCGAACCTGCGGGTGGTAGGCTTTACGGCAACACCGTTCCGTATGGGGTGTGGAGCAATTGCGCACAAGGATCATGTCCTAAATGAGATTTGCTATGAGGCCAATGTCGGGAAGTTGATTGATGACGGGTACTTGTGCAAACTACGCTCTAAGATAGGCGACGTTAAGCCGGACTTATCAAATGTCAAGCGCAATAGCGGTGGTGACTACATCGAGGCATCGCTATCAGCGGCGGTCAATAAGGCAGACATTGTAAGCCGTGCCATACGTTCTGCAATGGAAATTATTATTGCCGAAAAGCGTAAGTCGGTGCTGTTCTTCTGTGTCGATATCGCGCATTGCAAAGCGGTGTCAATGGAGCTTGCAAAGTATGGAGTGGATGCCCCATGCGTTACTGGAAAGACGCCAAATTCTGAGCGTGACAGGCTATGCAATGATTTCAAGGATGGGAAGATCAAGGCACTATGCTCCGTAAACGTGTTTAGTGAGGGGTTTAATGCCAAGCGTGTAGATTGTATCGTACTCATGCGCCCTACCTTATCGGCTGGGTTATATGTCCAGCAAGTAGGCCGTGGCTTGCGGCTTCATGATGCAAAGACCGATTGCCTGGTGCTTGATTACGGGAACTGCATTGCCGAACATGGTCCGATTGATTGTCTTGAAGCTGGTGAAGTCAAGATAATCGAGTGCGGCGGGTGTGGCGATGTGTTCTCGCGGGCAATCGGCAAGTGTCCTCATTGCGATTGGGTGATACCGAAAGAGGAGGTGGAACGTGCTGAAGCAGAAGAACGTGAGAAGCGGATGCACAATGATGAGGTTAGCCAACGTGCCATTCTTGGAATGCAACCTGAAGACCTGAAGGTAAATGAAGTATCTGTGTATCGGCATTGCAAGGCGGGGAATCCTGATTCTTTGCGTGTTGAGTACCGTTGCGGGTTGTCGGTGTTTCGGGAATGGATATGCCTTGATCATGGAGGATTTGCGGAAAAGAAAGCAAGGCGTTGGTGGGGAGAAAGGTTCGGAAGCGATGAAGCTGGCGCAATAACGGTTGCAAAGGCTCTTGAAGATATGTTACTAGGGCAACGTATTCAGTCGGTTACAGAAGGAATTACAATTATCCGCCGTGGTAAATATCACGAAATCACTCAACATCTTTTGAAAGGAAAGAAATGAGTAATGAATTATTGAATGCGGCGTTGTTTTACGCCAAGCAAGGTTGGTTGGTTTTACCTATCAAGACAGGCCAAAAGGCTCCACTAACAATGCACGGTATCAAGGATGCCTCAAGCAATGAAGGAACAATCAAAGCTTGGTGGTCGAAGTGGCCTGATGCCAACATAGGAATAGCTTGTGGGGTGGCGTCCGGGATACACGTTATAGATGTTGATGTGGATCCGGCAAAAGGAATCGACGGGTGGGAATCTCTCAAGGAATTGGGTAGCGTTCCGGAAACCGTAGGTCAACACTCGCCACGTGGTGGTGCGCATTTCCTATTCAAAACCGATAAACCTCCGCGCAACATGAACGGGTTCAGGGTGGGTATTGATATCCGTTCCGACAAATACTATATCGTGGTGGCGCCGTCCGTGCATCCCAATGGCAAGCAATACATGTGGATGGAAGGCCACGCTCCTGGCGAGATAGAGCTTGCCGAATTTCCTGATTGGGCAAGGCCGGAGAATGAGAAGCCGAAGTTGGCGTGGCAACAGGAACAAGTCATCAAGCGTGAGCCTGTAGCAAGCACTCCTATTATCGAGCGAGCAAGATTGTACCTTGAAGAATGTGAGCCTGCGTGTTCAGGGTTTGCTGGCCATAGCAAGTTGCTTTGGGCATGCAATGCCATGGTAAACGGATTCAATCTTCCCGAATCAACGGCATTATCATTGTTATGGGACGTTTACAACCCACGCTGTAGTCCTCCGTGGGATAGGAGCAAGCCTTCCGAGGTGACGGAATTCGAGCGCAAGGTAATCGAGGCTAGGAAGACCTGCAACAAGCCTATAGGGTGGTTACTTGACGAGTTGGGATATAACGATGTTGATCCGGAAGCAATCAAGATTGGCTCCGAGATTGCCGATAAGTTGTTGGCACCAAAGAAAAGCGAAGTTGTCGAGCGTCCGGAGATTCTTTCTTCAAAGAAGGAGCCTAGAAAGCCAAGGGCGCATGATGGTTGGAGCAAAGAATTGCTTAATCCGACCGGTTATGTTGGCGAATTGGTTAAGTGGATGAATGCTACAGCCGGTTGTGCGCAACCAAAACTTGCCGTATTATGTTCAATTGTTGGAGCCGGTGCATTGTTTGGAGGGAAGATTAAGGATGAACAGGATGGGCGTACCAACCTTTTTGCAATGGGGGTAGCCAAGTCGTCGGCGGGAAAGGATCACCCGTTCAAGTGCATTTCAAGGTTGTTCAATGCGGCCGGGGCCAAGGCATTGTTGGGCGGAGGTCGGTTTACTTCAGATTCCGCATTGGAAATGGCATTATCATCTTATGGTGGGCCTAATCCTATTCAGTTGTTCGGCATAGATGAGGCTGGCGATTTCTTGACAGGCATCAAGCAGGCCGGATCATCCGGAGGTGCTTCGCATCTGGCGACAATCAAGCCCGCCCTAAAAGAACTATGGAGTTCGGCCAATGGTGAATTCCGTGGCAAGCAAAAGGCAGAGGAGATCATTAAGCGGTTTGATAATCCATGTGTGTGCATCTGGGCGTTGACTACGCCGGACAGATTCTATCAGGGATTGGCTGGTAGCGATTTGGAAGATGGGTTTGTGCCGCGTATGCTTGTATGTGTATCGGAGATAAGGGAACCTTATACCTATCCAAAAGCCGCCGATGTTCCTAGGGATTTGATAACGACAACAAATCTCTGGGCAAGCCGCGCTATTCCGGTCGAAGGTGATGAAGGCGACATACGGACTGCCATGAAGCAAGGGTGTATGCTGGTTGTCAAGACTCCTGCGGCGGCGCAGATGATGCAGGATTTCTCCAATTGGTGTACGGATCGCATGGGAGAGGACGAAAAGCGAGGGAACAAAACGTCTCCGATATGGGGTAAATGCGCTGAACAGGCCGGTCGTGTGGCTTTGATTATGGCGGCTTCTGATAACTATGACAACCCGATTATAGACATTCAGCAGGCGTCTTTTGCCATAGAATTGGTTAAAACATTGACATTTGAGCTTATTTCAAGCATAAACAAGAACATGAGCGATAGTCCTTATGAGGCCGATAAGCAGAAAATAATGAAGATTATTGCTTCAGTCGGCGGCGATGGGATGCTTAAGCGAGACTTAACCAGGCGCACGCAGTACTTTAAGGACAAGAAGGTGCGTGATTCTTATCTTCAAGACCTCGAAGAATCAGGACAAATCCAAATTAAGCGCGTAGGATCCAGCATTACACTCGTGGCGGTGCATCAATGATAGGTGAACTGGTCAAGGTAGTGCTTCCGTTGCCTGCCAGGCGGTTATCGCCTAATTGTCCATGTGGTAGCAAGGGTGGACGTATTGCGAGGGCTGTAACGGCAAAGTCATACCGAAAAAAGGCAAAGGCGGAGGTTGATTCGCAAGTCATAGGCGATCTAGGATGGGAAAAAGCTATAGTTTCGACAACGTTCTTCCATGCCACAGATAGGCGTCGTGATGATATCAACTCGCTGGCCATGATGAAGTCTGCGATTGATGGGGTAGTGGATAGTGGCTTGCTTTTGGATGATGACCATAAGCATTTGACCACATTACCGGCAAAGTTTGATGTTGATAAGGAGTATCCAAGGGTGGAAATGGTATTTGAAAGGGTAATATGAACAGACGAAACTTAAAGGTATATGTTGCTGGTGCGATTCAAGGCGAGAGTTTACTTCATGCGTTGCGTAATATAGATCATGGTCAAGCCATGACTGCAAAGGTGTTCCAGTTGGGATTTAGTCCCTTCCCGGTCTTTTGCGACGCTACATTCATCCAGCGGGTGCGCCCTGTACCGCCAATTCAGGATGTCTATAACTACTCGCTTGAATGGTTGAAGGCTTCGGATGCCATGTTTTGTATCGAGGGGTGGGAGAAGTCCGTAGGATGCAAAGCGGAGATTGCGATTGCAAAAGAGTATGGGATCCCAGTCTTTTTCGATTTGGTTGATATGTGTGCGTGGGCCGATAGGGAAGTTGAAGTTTCGATTGATAACCAATTAAGGAGGAGCGATGATTAAGGTAAAATGCAACAAGCCGTGTGATGATTTCGATAAATGCCGCCATGTCAAACCTCATGCAAAGCACAAGGAATGCGAAGGTGGTTGCGATAATGACGGGAAGTGCGTGCCAGTTGATGCTACTGTGGAATTGACCAATGACAGGGGGGCCAACTACGGGCATCCGCTGGATCATTTCCCGCTTACTAGGGCGATAGCAGATTCGTGGCTTGTTGCGCACTACAAGGCATTGGAAAAAGGTGCGCCTGCATTGACATTTGATCAAGAGCAGGCCATACGCCATGCCGTGTACATGATTTGCGACAAGTTGGCGAGGGCGGCGACAAATCCAAAGCATGTCGATAACTGGGATGACATTGCCGGATATAGTTTGTGTGCCAAAAAAGTGTTGGGAATGGTTAAGTAAAACAAAACAAAGGAGAAGTATGACGGAAGCAGAGTTGAAAAAGTTGCAGGATGCGCAGAAGAAAAGACCGGGAGCCGGTCGGGTAACGTTATCCAAAATGACGGGCGTTTCGGAAGACAAGGCTCGGGCGTTTCTCAAGGGAGCGGTAAAGATGTCGGAGGTGAAGGATGTATCGCCTATGATCAAGAAAGGAAAGACCCTTTCTGATTTCAGGGCAATTTACGACAAGTCTACCATTGTACCTGCTAAAGTTAAGGCAGGATTGAAGGATCTTGGCGCAAGTGGGTGGGATTATGAGGCATTATTTTCAAAGGCAATCGGGGTATCGTTGTCTGATTTGGCCATGTTCCGCGACCAATTTGCGGATCATGTCGTGTCTCTTAAAGAGGGGCGTCGTATTTGGGCTGGGTCTGTTTGTGTAGCAAAACAAATGAGGGATATGTTGTAACATGAAAAAGAAAAGCGTTGGTGATTTCGAAGCGTTGCATGGTGGCGGTAAGATTAAGACTCTTGAAGCGCAATTGAAGGTTGAGCGGGCGAAGGTCGAAAGCCTGGCTGATGTTAAGGGCAAGGTAAGGGTTGAGAGTTCACCTGACTGTCATATCAGGTTCGGCCTTATTTCTGATCCACATTTGGGGAGTTTGTATTTCGATTCAAAATCCCTTTCTGCGTACTACGAATATGTTGCCGATCAAGGGGTTACAGAGGTGTATGTAATTGGAGATTTTGTAGACGGTCATCGAATCTACAGAGGCCAAGAATTTGAGTTGCGCGATTTGGGGCTTGATGCACAAGTTGAGCGCGTCAAAAAGGATTGGCCTCGTACAAAAATCAAGACGAAGTTCATTACCGGAAATCATGACGCATCATTCAAGAGTGAGGCTGGTGTTGTGGCCGGCAAGGTGATTGAAAGTGCCCGTTCTGATATGGAATTCTTGGGTGAGGAGCAGGCCCGCGTTCAATGGCAGACTCCCAATGGCAAGTTTGAGATGATGATGCTTCATCCTGGCGGTGGATCGTCGTATGCGTTGTCGTATCGCCCGCAAAAGATTATCGAGTCTTTGGAAGGTGGTACCAAACCGGATTTGCTGGCCATTGGGCATTACCATAAAGCGGAATTTATCCCATCCTATCGTAACGTTTGCCTGATTCAGGGCGGAACATTCCAGCGGCAAACACCGTTCATGGCCCGTCAGGGATTGGCCGCCCACGTGGGGGGATGGATTATTGATGTTTATAAGGGGAAAGGAAACAACCGAATAAAAGCCGAATTCGTGGCGTTTTACGTTTAAGAGATTCAAAGCCAAAGAAAACGGGGCGCATAACTTGCGCCCCGTTCTGTTTTAGGTTGTGGTGGGTTATTAGCTCCACAATTCAGCGTGAAGTTTTTCGCGTTCCTTCGTTTTCGACCTTGCCCGAATATCGGTTATGAGTGCCTGGTAATGCTTTCCTTCGTCTCCACGTTCGTGTAATCGGATGTAGCAACATTCTGCATCCCGACCTGCATTCGGTAGTGCCTTTCCGATTCCTGAGCCGTCTACCTTGTTGCGGGCCAATTCAAGGCGTGTATGCACGCTTTCACCGGCAAGCAATTCCTTCAGGTGGGAGAGAACTGCGTCAATGAAGTCTGGGTTTCCGTCAATTCGGATTCCACAAGCACCATAGCGGCTACCTTTCGTTTTGTATGGTATAGCATCCATATTCTTTAGGATGGGTTGATTATCTGTCATTGTTTTCCATGCACTCATTGCTTCTTGCTTTGTCATTGTTGGTTCCCTTTCTGTTCTATCTTGCTTGCCATTATGTCGCCATTGTCCGTAATTCTGTCACAGCACCGTTTTGCCGCCCGTTCTGTCCGGTGTTTATGTCCACAACTCTCGCCCAATACCGTCACATGATAATAGTATTTCGTAGTGCTTTTATTTGCGTTTTCCGTGTTGTAAATTTCATGAGCTAGCTCTGACATTGTTTGGCTCATAAATCACATTCCCCTTATTTCGCTGTCGTGTTCGTAATCTGTTTGGTCGGCTAAATCCTCCGCAACCATGTCGCGCAAAAACCATATAATCTGTAGTATCAAAAACATCTTATGCCCCTTTCTGTTGTGTGTTTTACCTGCTGAACCCATTCCCGCATTTCGAGAATCCGTCGTTGCCCCTTATCGGTAAATACCAGTGTTCACGTGGCGCGAAAAACTCCTTTTTTTGGAATGGATCAGGCGGGCATGGCTTGCGGTTTTTGGGCGTGGTCTTGGTGTTGTGCCAGCCTTTGCGGATCTTGGATTGTGTGGGGGTTGTCCTCATTGTGCGTTATCTCCTTTGGTCTGCCCGCTATCCGGCGGGCGCGGTGGGGTGGTTGGTTATTTGCTCGTATCTTTGACGGCGTGCTGTCCACAATTTTTGCAAGCAAGATGATTTAACCCAAACCCAGCGTCATACATGGCTTCGATATATTTAACATCTTGCTTGTGTCCGCAATTCGTGCATACATATTTCGCTTTGATTTTTTTCATCTTCGTCTCCTTTTGTTGTTATCCGTAAATGTAAAATCTTGATTTCGGATTGTTGACTTTTTCGCTTGCTATCATTTCTAGGACTGAAGGCGTGTCGTCGAAATATTCCTCATTTTTGGAATATTCGCGCCAACATGCCTCAAAAAGCTCATTTGATCCATCGAAAGTCCTTCTTGCTTCTGATTTTGTCGTTTTCATCGTCGTCTCCTAGTTTTGTTTTTTACCCTTCATCAGTGTCGCTTTTAGCGACATACGGACTTTTCAGTCCGTTTTGGGGTTTAGTCTACAAAAACAAATGCGTAGCCGTTGCCGTCCGGCAATCCACCACCTGCCAGTTTGCCAGTCCATCCATACCGGCAGCATAGGGCATCTGCCGCCGCGCGGTGGACGGCCTCTCCGGATAGTTCGTAGGGGTAGGAGATAGAAACGCTTTTAACACCTTCGGCGGTTGCCTTGACTCGTGCGCCTCGTGTGTTGGTTGGGCCGCAAAATTTGGTAATGATTGCTTTCATTTTGTGAGTTCCTTTCTTGTTGGTTGTTACCGTCCGCAAATACACAATCCCCGTGAATAATATGATTCGGCGTTGCATCCCTCCGGCACGTCTCCGGGGCGTAGGATGTAGAGCGCCGCCCCTCGTGGGTCGGTCTGGTGGTAGTAGGCTAGGCCTGCAAGGGACGTAATCGCATTGATACGGCGTATGGCTCCGGCCTCACGGTCGGAGGTTGGGTATCGGCGCATCGTGCGGGTGTTGACAACGTAGGGCTTGCCTGTCTCGTCGTCCCGCTCTAACTCGCCATTGCATTCCCGCTCTGCCCAGCGGTGCAGGGTCATTTCGGCACGGATCAGGGTTTCGGCGTCCGTGCGGGTTATGCCTTGGTTGGATAGTTGGTTGATGATGTTCTCTCGGTTCTGTGCTTGTTTCTTGGTCATTGTCGTGTCCTTTCAGGTTACTTGTTGAGTTGATTCCGTTCGATTGATGCCAATATACGCAATGTGTTGCGTATAGTCAATTATTAGTTTTGTGGTTAGGTGTTTTAGGCAAGCTGGCATTGATAAAACCATGCAAAAGAAAAGATTAAAGTTTCAAAGCGATAATTTGAAACTTATTGAAACTAATGTATATTGAATACACAAACAACAAAGCCAAAAATGGCGGAAAGCATAGGAAACAAATGAAAATAAAGAAAAAACTGGTTACATGGTGCAGGACAACGGATTCGGTTAAATACTGTTTTCAAGGCGAAAAGTTGTGCATTGAAACTGATGAAATATTCAGAAGTTGTCGGGTTGATTTTACGTTGGATGCTGTAAGGCCGTGGTCGGTGTCGTTGCATTATGTGGAGGGCTCTTATTTTTTGGAGCATGACAAAGTGCCGGAATTGGTAAAAACGCTTGGTGGGTTTGTGGATGTGTGGGGGCGTGCTGTGGATCAGGTAAAAGCCGCGGCCGGGTCACCCGATAAAGAACATGACAGGGTGCTTGGCATTATTCCGCCTGGCGGGATGCTTAAACGCGAATTCACACGGAAAACGCAATGGATGGACAAGGATACAAGGAATGCGGTTTTATCCGATTTAGAGGCAAAGGGGCTCGTGTTATTTTATATGGTTGGCGGGTCAAAGGGCATTAGGTTGGTGCAAAATGGTTAAATCAGTGCAATTTTCGCTTTCTCCCATACATATAATCGCGTGCCATTATCAAGGCGGGGCGCTGGTGTTCGAAAAGCAAGCCATTATGGCCGTTATGGGGATATCCGGATCAGGTTCCGGTATGATATCGCCTAAAGGCATAATAGACCTTGTGAGCCAATGCAGGCCTGAAATTATGGATGCGGTGGGGGAGTGGGTGGTGTCTTTGCCGAAAACGATAGATATTACAGACTACCATACGCGCCTATATGATGCCATAAAGGCGGCCGGTGAAGCTGGGTTATCCATGACTGATATATCCCGCAAGATACAAGGCAAGGCAACCATAGACCGTGATACTGCGTTGGCCGATATGGTAGGTCTGGGGTATATCAAGATGGTTTCAAGCGGGATGCCTGGGCGGAGGCCAGCCATTAGGGCGGTAGTAGCGTAGTATGTAATTATATGGCGTGTTTTTTTGAGTATGTAATTATATGGGACGTAATCCATGTAATTACATACTTTTTTTGTGTCGTGTATGTAATTACATGGTTGAATGTCAATGTTTTCATGGCGAAATCAATATGTTTTTTGACGGGGTAAATGTAGGCGGAATATGCGGTTTTATTGGTGTATTCTATTAAAAAGGTAAAAAAAAATAATAGTAAAATACCATGTCAATAGACTACCACTCCCCCAGATTATTCATATAATTATATGCCGTATGTAATTATATGGGAAGTGTGGGTGTATGGGGTTGACATGAAAATCGTGACTTTTGACTTTTTTGATTTTGCAATTGCTTGCAATTCAGTAGTTTATGAATTCTTGAAGGTGTCAAAACGGGTGTAAGTGGTGTCAAATGTTACTGAAAGCGCTATTCCTCCCCACAATGGCCTGCAATAGGCCGATTACGGTTCCGGTTATACTACATAATATGCGGTAGACATTATGGTGATACATGTGTCGCTTTTTACGACATGTCGGATTTCGCGACATGTCGCGTTTTACGACATGGGTTCGGTCTGTTTGGTATAGTGATCATATGTTTACTATCCTAAACTCTAACAATCCATCACCTCACATCACCTCACATCACCAGCGATTACCGATCCACAACCGGCTACACCTCGACAAAGCAAAACAGGTCGTAGTAGACATACTCGGTATTATGCGACGTTGTTTATGCGGTGTTTTGCGCCATGTGTGCGGGACAGTTGTGCTGGTCGCACTGGGGCCGGGAGCATGGGTATGCATGTGGTTGCGAGTGGGGGGGGTGGGTGCCGCCCTTACCCCTCCTACCCTTGTCTTCGCTCCATAGACTAGTCCCCCCCCTCCCCCCTATCAAAACACCATACCACCCATTTTCTCAAAAACTGGAAATGAGTGACAAGAAAAGTCTTGTCATTGTATTTTTCGCATGGTAATGTGTGTCGCATGAATGAGCAAGATAGGGTATGCAAGCTGTGTGGGAGGGATATTTCGAAGGGGCGCACGTGTGGTGCATGCAAGAAGCGATCGCAACGCCTGAAGCATTCTGACAAGCGCAAGTGTGTGAACTGCGGAGGGCGTGTATCCGAGGCGAGCGAGTTGTGCCACAAGTGTTGGAGTACAATGGCTAGTAAGGTACGCAAGGACTTGATCGAGTCAGACAAGCGGTTTCTGGTAGATGGACAGCATGGTATACCGGCGAGGTACAGGCAATGAACGACGACTGCGCGGATTGGGGAGCGGAGGGGATGGTAAGCCTGATGGTGACCTACGGGATCCTGTTGGGACTGTGCGAGTATGAGGTATGGTTGTCCGGCTTGGAAACGGGGTGTGGATGAATCCCTTCCGCTACACGTTCTACGTTGATGATGAGGTGTATGAGAACCTGACGTACTCGCAGTACCTGGCCAGCAAGAAGCTAACGGCAAAGGTGACGGACAATACCCGGCGCCGGTTGTTGCTTGGTCGCACGATTCATAGCTATGATCATGAATGGCTGAAGGAGCACAAGGATAAGTATGAGATGTTCATGCACCTATACGAGGATTGCAGGTTGAACAAGTTGAAGTATTTCGCTCCGAATTCGAGGGACCAACTGGAGTTCATCAACGATTGGGATGATCATGACGTGATTGGACTTGTGGCTCCTAACCGTGTTGGAAAGACGACGTGCGGTGTTATCAAGGCGTTGTTGAGCGGGATTATACCGACGGATCCAACGTGGCCGATATTCACGCAACACGGGGTGAAGCACAGACCGTATATGGGGACTGACTTCCCTATGACGTTCGGGATGGGGAGTTATGAGTGGAGCCATATCAAGAGCGTGGTGTGGCCTCGGCTGAAGGAGTATATTCCGGATGATCAACTTGGGGTGTATGGCCTGCATTATTGGAAGGGGCGCAACGGAAAGCCCCGCAGCATGCCGAATTTCGACCGCATGCCCCATATCGAGTTGGGGTGCGGGACACGACTCAAGATGCACGCCTATTCGCAATCACAAGCCAATTATGAGTCCGATGCGTACAACGGGTTTATGTACGATGAACAGCCGCCGGAGAACATTTTCAATGCCGTGGACGAGCGTACCAGGACGCTGAAGGGCAAGCACTTCTTTACGCTGACGCCGCACAAGGTTGATGGGCGGCCGGATACGGGAGGTGGAGGCTGGTTGCAGAAGTTGTTTACCGGCGAGGAGAAGAAGGGCCATAGCATCTCGTGCTATAATACGTCCCTGGCTGATGTTCCGGACTGGATATACCCTGAGAGCGAAAAAATAAAGGCTTTTGAAAAGTGGATCCATGAGCCGACGCGGCAAAAGAACATGGTTGTATTGAGGGAGGGGCGTAGCCGTGTGTTGGGAGAATGGCATAAGACAAGCGGTTTGGTAATCGACAATTGGGATGTAGAGGTTCATATCGTTGATGATTTTCCTGTTCCTGAAGATGCGACACTGTATCGTGGCATCGACCATGGTATCAACAATCCTACCGTGTGTTTGTGGGCGGCGACTACGAAGCCTGAAGGCGAGTGGGGAAGCTCGACGATTATCTATCGGGAGATGTATACGATGGGCAAGTTGATCAATGAGAACGTGACCGATATGATCAAGATGAGCGGGAACACCCGCAAGCGGATATCGAATTTCGAGGATGCCCGTAGCGGGATGACCATGACGATGTGGGAGGAAGTGCAGGACAAGGAGCGGTACGCATCGACGGTATTGGATTCAAGGAGCTTTGCATCTTCCGATACGAATACCGGCAAGCCCTATGGCTGGCTGTATCGGAGCTATGGCCTGCCCGTGAAGCCAGCAAGCGGAAAGAACCATCAGCATTGGTTGCCGATACTGAAGGATCTTTTCCATGTTGACTACTCAAAGCACCATCCCTACACGAAGGGCATGAAGGGTCGGAGCAATTTCTATATCTTCAGGAGTTGCGTGAACCTGATACGGGAAATCAGTGGATGGGTGTATGAGGAATACCGTAGTGGCGGTGATGGTAAGAATATGAAGGAGACTCCAAGGAAGAAGGATGACCATGGTTGTACGGCACTGGCCTATCTTTGCCAGATACCACTACGGCATAGGGGTGATTTGTTTTTGAACATGAGCAGGAATGAACGTGATGAGTATGATTATGCCAATTCCGAAATGGATGGCGGGTATAGGGGAGTGTAAAAATGAAAGGAACGATAATGGGAAAAGAAGTAACGGTGAATGCAAGCAAGGTACGGCCTATCAATAATTTCGTGTTTGTGCGAAAATGCAAGCGCGGAGATGAGGGATTGATTATCACGACAGACCAATACAAGGAACACAGTGAGTTTGTGGAGATCCTGGCCGTAGGCGTAAAGTGCAAGTTGTTCTTGCAGGAACACGTTGGAAAGACCGTGCAATGCCCGGAGGCCGGAGATGGCATGCACTGCATTGACGACAATGGCGAGTTCTGGATGGTACGCGAGACATTACTGACTCCTGCTGTTGTTGATTAAGTAGCAACATATATTGACGGAATAGGCGCAACAAATATTGCGCCTATTTTTTTTTGTAAACATTTGTTGACAATATTTTTGGAATGGTGTTTTATGTTCGCATGGAAGACGAACAAGACACAGATGACTTTGATGTCGATGCCGACGAGACGACCGATACTGACGAATCAGCCACGTCTGCGGTTGCTACTCTTGACCCAAATGCGCCTGTTCGCATAAACTTTGCAGACAACGAGGAGCTTGTAAAGAAAGCCCGCGAAGTTGTAAAGGCTGGATACGATCATAACAAGACCAACCGCGCACCGTATGAGGATGTGTGGCGGGTGGCTGATGATATGTACAAGACCGGGCAGAACGCTACGGTTCGCGAGTCGGAGCGCAAGCGCAATGACCGGCAATCGGAAGACGAAGATGCCAATGGGATGACCAAGACAAAGGCGTATAAGAAGGGATCAACCCTGTTCTTCCGTCAGGTACGCACATTGGCTTCGCAAATTGTATCTGTTCTTCAATCTAAACCCGACCCGTACAAGTATGTTCCTATCTTCGGGTGCGACAATTTTTCCTCACGCCAACAGGCCATTGATATGTCGGAACAGCACAACCTGCTGAACCGATGGGCACGCAAGAAGGATGGATTCGACCTTAAGGCGATTGACCTGATATTCAAGCTAGTGAAGTATGGAAACCAGCCAATCTGTGTTGGGTGGAACAAGACTCGGGCACGGCGTATCATCCGCCAGCCAATCCATGGTGCGTCCATGGATCCCAATCGGGATCCACCGATTGATGGGTGGCGGTTTGATATTGGCGTCAAGACCGTTGATAACCAGCCGTCTCTTGGTGTTATTCCTATTGAGGACTTCTGGCCTGATTCAGCGGTAGGTTGTATCCAGAAGCAGACTTGCATCGTGGTGGATGATTATGTGCCATTGGCCGATATCCAAGCCGATGAGATATACAACGGGTTCTACTTGAATACCGATAAAATCACGATGGACAAGCAATGGGATGGACACCGTGATGATGAGTCGCTTATAGAACACCGGACTAAATCGTCAGGGGTTGATTCTGAGGAAGACCGCATGGATACCGGACTTTTTAAGAAGTCCGATTCTTACGTCATGTTGCCGGTAAACGATAGCGGTGAATGGGACGACAAGTATCCTATGCAGAAGTTCTGGCTAACTTTCGTAGGAAACTCGCTGGATGATTCCACGTGTGTAAGGTTTGAGCGTAATCCTGATCCTGAAGACCAGTGGCCGTTTGAGATGCTTCATGCGTTGCCTGATGATGATGGCAAGCTCTATCACTTCGGTTATGCCCAGGCATTGCGCGGAGATTTCGAGGAGCAATCCACTACGCGGCAACAGCTTATCGACAACCGCACCCTTCAAATGAACAAGCCGCTGAAGATCATTCAGGGCGAGTGTTTCACGAAGGATTTACGGTTTGGGAGAGACAAGGTGTATGTCGTAGAGAAGGAGAATTCCGTTACCGAGTTCAACGTAATGGATATCCAGCAGAATGGCCTGTTACATCTAGGCTATTTCGATGAGGATGCCAACCGTGCTGCAGGTACAGACAAGCCTCTTATGGGCGAATATGCCGGATCGCGTACATCTGCTACGGAATCAAGCATTGTTTCCCAGAATGCGGCTAACCCTCATATCATGTTGGCAAAGTACGTTCTGCATCGTTTCCTTGAATTCCATGCCCGCAAGTGCTTGTGGCTATGGCAAATATACGGCGACAATGATCAGGTGCTTTCCATTACCGAGAAGCAGATTGAACGCAAGATAAATCCCGGCGAGATGTTTGGTGAGTTCGATGTCGAGATTAACTTGGTCGATGAGTTCGAGAACAATGCCCTGAATATCCAGACTATGACGCAAGCGGTGCAGACCCTTGTGCCGTTGTTCGCTCCCTACATGGACATGCAGAAAGTCGGTCAGGATGTGTTCGGCAAGATTGTTAAGGGCATTGATGTCACGGCATGGTTCAAGCCAGATGGTAACAAGGATGCAATCCAACTGGCAGACCATGAGACACGGGCCATGGTAGACGGAGGCCAACCGCTTTCCCCTAACCAAGGAGAGGCGCACGATATCCACCTGTCGCGACATGAGGGCGAGATACTGAAGTGGAAGGGTGCTGAAGACCAGAATCCCAACTTGGCATACCTGCAACGTCATATCGCCATGACGAAGGCCTTGAAGCAGATGGATGCTCAAATGTCTATTACGGCCGGGCAGACTCCGCAGATTGGCATGAACCAGACTATTGGGGAGGCTCAAGGTAATGCCTTGGCCGGCATGATGGGTGGTATGCAATGAAAAGTGTTTTTGAGAACAAGGACTTTGTAAACGGATTTTTGGATCTATACGAATCTGAACAGTTCCATCGGTACATGGTGCCGTTTGTTGCGGAGGCAATCGAGCAGGCGAGAACGCAACTTGAAACGTCGGAGTCCGTAAAGGAATTGCAGGGCCGGATCAAGGGATTGAAGATTATCCGTGATCAGGCATTGGTTTTGAAGCAAATGATTTCCTTGCCCGTGGTGGGTGAGGGTTAACAACAAGGAGAGAGTAATTGATGAGCAACGATACACTTGGGGTGAACTCCACGGAAGACGCGGAATTATCTACTCCGGAGACTATCGGGACGGATGATGAGGCCTCGCAAGAGACTACCGAATCTTCCACAGAGGCAGTTCCAAAAGGCAAGGAAAAAGCCTTACGGGACACAGAGGCGGCGTTGAAGGAAAAGCAAGCTGAATTCACTCGCTTGAGCCAGCAAATGGCTGAACTCAAGGGAAATATGGATGTCATGCTTCAAGTGCAAAAAAGCATTCAACAGCCGAAACAGGCGGAGGCCAAGGATTGGATGGAAGATTTCACCGATGATGCTTTGGTTGAAAATCCCGCTCTTGCATTGAAGGCTATGCGTAAACAGCGCGAGGAATTTGTTGCTGTTCTACGTGACCGCGATGCGTGGATGCAGGAACAATTGAGCCGTATCGGAGGGAGTCAGCTTGATTCCGAACTCCGTAGCGTGGTGGATGGCTTGAAGGCTGATCCAGATTTCGCTGATTTTCCGGAGCAGAAGCTTGTGGCAATTGCCAGGAAGATGGCCCCTAAAAAGGCTGTAATGGAGCCGAGAGGCAACATTGCCGGAAGCGGGCGTAGTGCGCCTGCGAGTAAGCCGAAGGCCGGTGAGATGGATCCTGCTGTCAGGGCGTACCTGATTGCGGCAGGGACTTTGAAGTCAACCAAACGTGATGATACCTTGGAGTAAGATATGCCAGCAATTACCATTGATAAACCGAGAAAAGATGCACCTCCAGTCGTGATACGTCCTATGTATCAGGATGAGCGTGTGATCCTTGTTGAGAAGACGAAGAAAAAACTGGGTGATAAGGCAAAGGGGATGCACTTCTTCTTTGGTGACGCAAACATAGCCAAGACCGGGCGTTATGAGGACGAAGGTTATATGGCGTGTGGTGCAGACCATAAGGGTGATCCTTTGTTCATGCGCCCTTCGAAAATGCACTCCGAACACCTTGCCGTAGCGGCAGGGAATTCAATCGAGGCAAAGAATGCCGCGAAGAATGCGGAGAGTGGCGAGTATGAAACCAGGACGGCAGGAGGAATGTCTGTACGTCCAAAAGTGGAGGATGAATAAGTATGGCTATTACATTGACAAAGGTTAATCCGGCAGTGGTTAGCGGTCCGCCCATGGCGACCGTGAGCCTATTGGTGACGAATACGACCGGCGTGTGGAAGGCGGGTCAGCTTTTGACCGTTTCTTCCGGTGCGTTGGTTCCGTGTGCAAGTGACGCGGTTGATATCAAATACTTTGCTCTGACCGATCAGGCAGACCCCGGCAACGCGACCACGCTTGCTGAAGTCGGCGTGATTGATCCGGATCATGTGTTCATGATGAACGAGCTTAATGGTGCTGTAACGGTGGCAAACATTGGTGCGCGGTATGCGCTCGATGTCACGTCCAACGTGTGTACCGTTGACGTGGATGATACCGGGCATGACGCTTTCATCGTGAAGGATGTCATGAGCGCGGTTGAGCCTATTAACAACAAGTCCGATGACGTGAACGGTCGCCTTCTGGTGTCCATTCTTTCGTCTGTAATCGAGGCTTAACCAACAAGGAGAATGACAAATGAGTGTTACAGCTAGTGCCGTTGTTCCGAGCTATTCACAGCCCGGTGTGTTGATGAAGGAAAATTTCCGCGATCTCTTGAACACCCAGTTCGAGTACGTCCGGAAACGCTCTTTCGCCCAGCCTATCCAGGGCTTGCAGTTCTTCAACGTGGAAAGCACGTCGAAGGACTATATCAAGACTTCTTATGTGACGGGCATGGGCCTGATGCAGAAGAATCGCGATACAGACAACATCCCGTATGCGGATCCCCTGCAAGGATTTGACAATACGTATACCCCGGTGGATTTCCGCCTTGGTGTGCGTGTCGAAAGCCGTCTGCGTGAAACCGACCAGTACGGTCAAATCAGCAAGATCATGGAAAGCCTGATGCAGGCCTCCAAGGATACCGTTGAGTACTATGCCGCTGATGCGTTCAATACCGGCTTCGGTAGTGGCGCGGATTGGTTATGTGCCGATGGTATGTACCTGTTTGATTCTGCCCGTCCCATGGAGGACAAGGCGGCTGGTACGTGGAGTAATCTTGAGTCTGCGTCTGCGCTTACTCAAGCCTCGCTTGCCACGATGCGGCTTAACTTCCGCAATCACAAGAACGAGCGCGGTTTGATCCGTCCGTTGGTGATGAAGCAGTTAGTTGTGCCTGCGGCTCTTGAGGATACTGCGGCGGTGCTGTTGGGTTCTACCCAGAAGCCCGGCGTGTTCCTGAACGATGACAATCCGTACAAGGCCAACGGTGGCCGGTATGGAATGGGCATTACCGTGTGGGATTACTTGAGTTCCGAGACGGCCTGGTTCGGTATGACGAACAAGGACTCGAATCACGAACTGAAGTGGATCTGGCGGATCAAGCCGAACACCAAGACTTTTGACGCTCCCGGCAATCCTGATGTGTGGTGCGCCCGTGTCAAAATGTCCTTCGTGACTGGTTGCGACCGTCCTACCACTCTGCGTGGTAACGCCGGAGCGTAAGCAAGGCAAGCAATTGGCGGCGGTAGGAAGAACCTATCGCTGCCTTCAATGGAGGATATCTATGAAGAAGCTGATTGTTTGTTTGGCGGTTTTGGCGTTTAGTATGTCGGCGTTTTCTGCTGATACTTTGATTACCGGGTTTCCCGCTACAACGGGTATCGGTACGTTCAAGGTGACTAGCGACGGGACATATTCCACGCTGACGGTTGACAAAATCAATGCGTTAAGTGGTGGTGGTACTAATATTCTTGCGGTGGCTGGCGGTGTAAGCGGAAGTTCATCTGTTGCTACCAACGTAGCACAGAGTTTTGCCGCTATTACTGCTACTGCGGTAGTTACTCCGCTTACCAAGAGCATTACCTATCTCGGTATTGATGGGTCAACCAACACGCTTGCAGTTTGCACAAATGCTACTGTGGCGGTTACCGTGGTTAATGGCGGAGTAGTCGTGACTAATGTTGCGGCAAGTCTGTCTGCTATTACGTTTGTAACTGGTGTATGTACCAACAAGCCGTAATGATTCGTAAAAAACCCCTTGAACCGTGGGTTAAAACGGTTCTATCAATTTTGAGGTGTGTATGAAAAAGATGTTTATTGCATTGTGTTTATGCGCAATTTCGGCGTGCGGTCAGCCTGAAGTAATGCCGCCTTTGGTGTGTAGCGTGGTTACGACTTCGCTTGTAGCGGTGACGGCTACTGGGACTGCGCTATCTGCTTACGTGAAGGCGTTTCAGGTATCGGTTACTCCTGCCGGTGGTACGTGTACTGTAAGCATTTCCACAATCGGCGCATTGGCAAGTAGGACGCTGTATAGCGGAAGTTGTGTCGGTACGGCTATGGTCTACGAGGTTGTCCAGTATTCGACCAATGGTGTTGCCGTTGGTTCATACGACTACCCGATGCTTGCCAACGAGGCATTGGTTGTGTCGGCCTCTACGGCTACGGTAAGCAATGATGTTCTGACTGTGACAGTGAAGCCTATCGTTGACCGAATGCGGTAAGGGGGTTCTCCATGTCGATCAATACGCAACGGCTTTTGGATGCCAAGGCTATTAAGTTTGGAACGTCTGTCGAGAGTGAGACTTATATGTCGGCCTTTCTTGAGGCTTTGCTGAAGACATGTACGGATGTGCAGAATTTTACCGGGATGCCTATTACGTCTCCATCGGATGTCTTGACGGATGTAAGTATCGGCGCGGAGTATTATTCCGTAATATCCTATGGACTTGATTTTTATCTACAGGATACCAATCTGTTTACAGCTAATCCGATAGCTGATGCAGATAGTAGATTTCAAAGATCCATGCGTGAAGCGCAAGGTTTGTATTTGCAAAGCATTGACACCAATGTCCGGTTTGGTGCATTTCCTGATGATGACACAGAAAGCGAGAATCTTGAATAATGAGTGGAGAATCAATTGCGTTTCTGTTGGATGAGGGCAAGGCGTATTGGTTCAAGGAATCAAACGTCTTGGGACTGTTGCCGGATGGCGCGTTGGTTCGCGAATGGCGTAATATTCCGGTAGCCCACCGTGATGCCTGTATTGCCGCACTGAAGGCACGGCGCAAGGAAACTAGTCCCAAGGCCCAGACAGTGGCGTATGACGGCGTATACCGCATTGTGCGTATTGATGATGTAATTGCCAACGACGCCAATGGCCGGCCGCATAGCGTGACTATCCGTGAGGTGCTTGCCAAGGGGTTGGCGACTACGCTGTCTGATGCTACATTGGTTCCGCATAGGGTGGGTGGTGAGTTGATGATTCCTGGCGTCGGAACTACCCAAGCGGCCAATCCGGCACATCCCAGCGGCACTGGAGCCATTCAACAACCTTACCGTAATGTTGTATTGCGGTGGATGAATCTTGATCCGAACGCACTGGATGCAATTAATACGGCTAGAACGGATGTCACGCAAACGAATTTAACCGTGAATGGCGAAACTGTTTCTGGTTCGTGGTACAACACAAGCCGTAAGGCCGGACAGGTTGAGGACGGTAGCGGGTTCTATGAGGAGATTTGGAGTCTTTCCGGTATAGCATTTGAGGCGGCAGAAGCAGTTGGCGACCGTCTTGAGGTGGCTAACCGGTATGTTCAGAATGTGCCAAAGAATCTTGTAAAGACTACGCTTGATGCCGAAATAGCGGCAATGGGTGCAACTTACAAGGCGGCTGGTTATACGTATCGGCAGAAGATACGTTGGCGTGATGAGATGGCAGATATTGAGATAAGTGCGGAAAAGGTTGTTGCAAAAAGCGACAGCAATACATCGGAAACAAGCGATGCGGCTACAACCGTCCGTGATGTATATCGTGACGCCGCTTCCATTCCTGATGCTGATATTGCTATACAAGGAGTTATTACGACGGTACGCGGCGACATTACATCCGATGGTAAGTTTGATTATGTAAAGGAAGTTGTAACGTCTGTAAAGCAAGAGATTGCTGTTCATGCGTCTATTGTGGCTTATGACAAGACTACAACCGAGAAGTCAGGTCTTAATTTGCGTGATGCCGACTTAGTTGGTTATGAGCCTATTGTTGCTGCGCAAGGTCACGTTAAAAGGCTGGAAAAGCGCATTAATTCAGACGGAACGTATAATGAAATTGTTACCGATGTCACATCCATAAGCCAAACTGGATCCGGCACCGGATATAGCGACCAACACTTTGACGCTGATGATCGAACAGAGGATACCGAAAGACATACTGCGGCGACCACTCCTATTTCGGATGTTGCGTTTGCTACACAAGGAACTATTGTAGAAACACAAAACAGGCCAAATGAAGACGGTACTTATGAAACTGTTGCAAAAACTGTTGTTTCGAAAGAGCAAAAAATAGCGGCGGCTACTGTTACTGAAGAAAAATTCAAGCAGGTTGTTGCTGATATTGGAAAAAATATCAGGGATGCTACGCTGGCTTCAGACTATCCTGTAACTGCTACTACAGGAGAGGTAGTAACGCGTAGTTTGTCGGAAAATTCAGATGGTACTTTTGACGTACAGCGTCAGCGTGATGTGGCCAAAACCGTGACGAATGTTGAGGTGGTTTCGGAAATACAGAAGTTTCAGACTACGGCACGAACATTGGATCGCAATAACGCTGTTGGTGATACTCCGCCTGTTGACCAAACAGCCGGAACAATTGTTTCCGTTA